ACCTCTTTTTTTTCTACTTTCATATTTTGGGTTTAAATGTTTTGTAAATAAGCACACATCAGGAAAGCAAAGATTAGAATAACGATTGCTTGGAATTTGCGGTTTTGTTGTTCGGACATAATTAAAGTTTAATGATTGATAAAATGATTTGATTGTTTGCAAGGTCAATAGTGCGGAATTTCACAAGGAAAAACTTTGAGCCATCAATTTCGTAGTCAAGGAATAAATTGTCTCCAGCCTGTGCAATGAATTGTGCATTGTAAGGATAAAAATTGTTTTCATAGATTAATACTGTTTTCATATACTTTGTTTTTTGGTTTAAAATATGTGCGTTGGTCAGCCGCACCCCTGACTTTAGGGGTTAACTAATTGTAATAGGTTCTTGATAAAAACCTATAATTTCTTTTGAATATGTAGCATAAGGAGTATGTAGTTGTTGTCCTTTATCTAGCATTTCATCTATACATTCTTTTTTCCAATAATTACTCAATGTTTCTTTTGCTTTTAACAATGATAAAATTTGAGTTTCTTTGGTTTCATTATCTTCCCTTACAATAACGTAAATAGGTTTTGATAATTGTTTTTGTGTTTTCATAACTAATGGTGCAGTTTATACGGAGTGCCTCTCCGTTTGTTTTATAAATATATAAACAATTACAATACTAACAATAAATTATATAAATTATTTTAGTTAATGTTATGTTAAAGTATTTTATCGCTCATAAATGAGCCGATTATCGCTCAAATACGGCTCAAAGTTGCCTTATTGGGTAACTTTTGTGATTGATAAATAGTTCTAATTTGAATGAATTTTACATAAAAACCTATGCAAAGTTTACTAATTGGAAACTTATTTCTAGTTTTTGGTACGCAAAACTTGACATTTTCAGTAGTAAAACTCGGACAATGTCCGAAATAATGGGATGATTTTTACAAAATATGTGACATAGTCAGGGGTAACTCGGAGTTTATTTGTATTAAAATAAGGGTAGTAATACTACTACTATTATCAAAAAATGTAAATTGTTCAAGTTTTGATAGTGTTCACGGATTGTGAACGGATAAAATAAGTGAACAAGGTTTGTTCCAATTTGGAACTGTCCGCTTATTTCGGACAAATCCCTGAATTGATATGATATTGGGGAACATACTCACCAAACTGTTGTATAAAATGCAAGAGTTCAAATTATAAAATCTTGTTGTACCTAAATTATAAAGTCAAGCCATTACTTTACTTTATGGGTACTAAAGTAAAACAACAACTTTACTCAATTGAGTGAGTAATTTTACTCAATGCACTTCATAATGTGCATTTAATGACGCATTTTGCCATCATTAGTGTCATTTTAGGGACTTTATGGTGGATATTAGGCACAAAAAAGGAGGCATCGTAGAAACGAACCTCCGACCATTAGTCTATGAATCACAAAACTACATAAAAAAACCCAGCTTTTTACACTGGGTTAAACCAAACTATGAATCAAACCAAACAACCTAAATTGAACCATCCTGTAACGGCTCATCATTCGTGTCATCCACTCTACGATAGCCTTCCTTCCACAGGACTTTAGTCAAAGTTATTGATTTCTTAATAATCGCTAATTCACTATCAGCTGGGTTAAGTATATGTAAAATCTCGTGTATCATTATTTCAAGGTGCTTCTTGCCCTTTAGTCTTGGGTCTAAATATATATTGCCATCACTTTCAGCAATGCCGTGTGCTTGTTCCCTTCCAAGTTTCTTGTATATGATTTTAATTCTCACGATTTCAATATTGCTTCATCAGGTCGTTCAATCTCTTTAACTTGTATTCTTTGCCCACCTCGTATTTTACCGAGCATTTTAGCAACAACATCAACCTCTAATACCATCTCCTGATACTTTTTTACTAACCAGCTTTCTTGCTCGCTTAATGATAACTTGTTCCAATTTTTAGGCATTTTCATTTATTTATCGGTTTTCGTGTGCATAGTATTACAAGTCTTGCATTTTAACTGAATCCTTTTTAATCCCGAAGATAATGTCCTTCTATTATTGATTACAATATCATCGCTTCCACATTCAGGGCAACTGCCTTTATCTGCTCCAAAGATAACCCCATAATGTGTTTTAGGTGGGATATGATTCCTTAATGCCTTAAATACATTTTCTAATAATGTTACATCTTTTTTGCAGTACTTAATCATCTTTCCCATTGCCACCTTATCTTTCTTTAAAAGTATATCCTTCCAAAGTGAATATTCGGTTTTAATCTTTTGCCCTAACCCTAAAAAGTCTGCTATGTAGTTTAAACGATTTGAATTAAATCTAAACTTTGACCTTGCTATTTTCAAGGTGTCAATAGTTACATAAGCTGGGAACATTTCAATCTTATGAAATAGGCATCTTGTCCTTATCCACGCTAAATCAAATTTGTCTCCATTATGTCCAACCATTTCGTTTGCTAAATTTGCTACCTCAATAAATTTTTGTAGCATTGCCTTATCATTCTGCTTTGAATCCCATTGCAAAGAATAAACCTCTTTTTCTTCTTCCCATTTATAACATATACATATTATGGCTCGTTCTTGTATAATGTTTGATACATCAATGTTCTTTTTATATCCAGCCTCCCAAAACAATCCAATGTTTGGCGAAGTTTCTATGTCAAAGAATAGTCGCCTACGCTTTGTTTTAAGCGTGTTGGGAGTTGCCATATAATTGTGTTTATTTATGCCATCATTGAATCACGCACCAAATCAGCCTCACTTTCCCTTCTTAAAACCAAGCCGTCCAATCCGCGATTTTCCCAAAGTCGTTTACTTTTTTCAATCTGCTCTGCAATACCTTCATAATCCTGTTTAGCAATCAGGTCAACTATTGCCCTCATTTCTGCCCTTGAATCCCCTTCCAGCTTATTACCCCTGTTATAAACTACTGAAACCAATGCACCTTGAGTGTCCTCGTTAAGTAAATCCATATTAGGGTAAATCTTCTTTGTCATTGCATAGTATCTAGGAAGTGAACTCTTAACGAAAACTTCGTATGCCGTATTGTATGGAATCCTAACATTTAAAATTTCGCCTTTAAGCATTGCCTTTGCTTGTATTCCTTTTACTCCTAATGTTGGTCGTAAAGCGTGTATAAAATTAAGATTTAAAACACTTGACCAATCCAACATAAATTGTTTGTCGCTGGTGTAACCCAAGTCCGCACCTATGCCTATTGTGATTCCTGATTCTCCCCCTGCCCAAATTGGTTTATTATATTTTTTATCATATACTGCTCTACCACCAATCTCGTGCTGGATAATAAGTTCTATTGCTTTGCGACTAATCATTTGATATATTTATTAAACATAAATTAAATTAGTTTTATTAAAACGCTTCCCTGTTAACATTTGTGATAATAAAGTATATGAAATATTTTCCCATTTAGAAGCATCTTTACAATATTCGTAATAAATTCCCGATTGAGTATTTAAAACTATTTTTGCCATTCCGTGTTTTTCACCATTTATATCAGTTCTTTTTATTCCGCTATTCCAAGCTAAAATATTACGCTTACCCCTTAATTTTGCTTTTTGTTTTTCATCCATTTTTTTACCAAAATTTGGATGTAATTCTCCTTTTAATACTTTTCTATTTTTAACTACTTCAATATGATTTAAATATTGTTCAGGAGTTAATTTTCTACCTTTATTTGAATTACTTATTTTTAATTTAGTTTCGTTACTAACTACCCTTTTTTTATTTGCTTCCCCAATTAGTTTTTTATGATTATTTGAAAATATATAACCAAAAGTACCATCACCTCCATTAGTTAAATTTACAAGTGTTCCATTATTTAAATCAATTCTGCCATATAATTTTATAAATTCCTTTTCTTTTTCAACAGCTTCATCCCAACTTAAATTATTAAAAAGTACATCAATTTCGTAGTCGGTTTTTGAAACTATATTATTCCAAAAATTACTTCTATTTCTTTTATCTAATGCTCGTTTTTCAGTTTTACCTATTCCTATATAAAATGGCTCGTTTTTATCTAACCTAATATGTCTATAAACGTATGCCATTATTTACTAAATTTATCTATTGTAGTTAGTCCAGCAAATGCCATTACCATATAAAATATTAATTCAGCTAATTTGTCGCCTTTAGTTGCTATATAAACCCCAAACAAAATAAACGCACCAATTGTGGATAATATTCTTTTATGAGACATACTACCCCTTTCATCGCTTAACATTGAAATAAAGAAATCTTTTAACTTCATAGTGTTATTTTTTTGTATATCCCCACCGAATATTGGTTAGTTGTTGCACCTAATGTAAATAAGCCATTTTTAGGCATCTTAAACGCTAATCCGAACCCAAACCCTATCTTCTTGTCAAACTCCCTATAATCGCCTAATACACCCCAATAAACCGCAAATTTGGAAGGTAGTGTCTTGGTTGTTTCTATTCTTATGGTTTTCTCTACGAAATGTCCTCCATATCCCCTACCTAATATTTTGTTTTGACTTATGGTGTCGCTTACATAAACATATTGTAAAGAATCCAGCTTTAAGGTGTCATAATACGCATAAATGCGGTTATAATCGGATATTATGCGGATTGTATCGTGAATCTCATCTATTTTAACAATTGTATCTAAAACGACAAAAGGGATGCTTTCACCCCTCTTATATTTTACTATGTTTTTAATCTCAACAATAGTATCGTACTTCGTTACTACTATCGGTTTTGTTTCTTTCTTTGGCTCAAGAACCAACACTAAAACCGCTATTATTAATATGGCAGTTATTATGTCCTTCATCGGTCTTGTTTGTTTTGCATTGCAATAGCCATTTTATTTATTTGGTCAAGGATATGGTCTAGCTTTTTATAGATTTGGTCATCTTGCTTTTCAACCATACTCACACGGATTTCTAATTCTTTTAGTTTAAGACTTATCTTAACATAAATTCCGATTAGTCCAATGACAATAACTATTGCCTGACCGATAATAAATAAAGTTGTGTTCATTACAATTCTTCTTCTTCTTCTTTAACAAATGTAATCCCTGTTGTCCAGTCCTCAAGGAAAGTAAAGTTTTCTAATCCATTTGGATTAACCACCTCAATAGGCTTAAACTCAAATTCTTTCTCCCCTAATTCTTTGATTTGCTCTTGTAGTTTCTTTAATCCTTCTTTGTTAAACTTATAATCCTGTTTTTCGTTAAGGATTAATACCCCATCTTTGTCGGTAGCTGCATTGTCAAGTCTTAACTCTTGCACTTTGCTGCTATAATCCTCTTGATAAGGTTTTAACTTTTCAATAAACTTTACTAATTTCTTAATAACCTTTTCTTCAGGGTTACCTTGAATGTTGTTGATTTGGTTAATTACTTCATTGATTTTGTTGTACTTCATTTGATTTGATTTTTTACAAAGATATGGTTAAATACTATTTGTTTCATCTAATGGAGCATCTTGTCTTAAATCTGCTAAAATAGAATTAAAACGCTCACTAAATTCTTCAGTAGGAGTTTCTATCACAGGCGGAACATAATCCCCTGTAATTGTAAGGTTAAGTTGTTCAGCAATCCAATCCCACGCATAACTATCTATTGTCCATTCGGTGTATGCTTCGCCTGTCATTGTTAAATTACCTTGTGCTACCATTCCTAAACTCTCATCTAAAAGAGCATAGTAAAAGGTTGCCGATACTCCTAATGCTACATTAATAGCATAGGCATTTAAGATAGTTGCTTGAACTGATTGTCCGTTTATCCAACTTTGGATAGGGGAGATTTTTTTCATATTTTATATTTTAGAATTGACTTAAAAAAGTATCTTTTGTTGGACATTGTAAAGCAGTAACAACACCTGTTGCAGTTGTATGTGCTGCTATGTATGCCGAACTTGTTATTAATAAATTATCCCCTGTTGGAATAGTTACATCAACTGTATAAAATCCTGTTGCAGTTGCACCATCTCTTAATGCTGCTCCTGTTATTAATTGATTACCTGCGGTTGCCGCCCAAGTACTTGGCATATTAATTCATTTTAGCTTTTAGTTCTTTAATCTCTTGTTCTAATGCGTACACTTTTGCAACTAACACCTCACGATAAGAAAGGCTTAACATATCATCACTACCTTTTGAAACCGCACTATCTAATATCCCAACAAAATCTTGAGCATAATAACCTAATTCAACCTTTCCGTTTTTAGTATAAAGTTTAGGAGTTATTGATGCAATGCCTTTTGTTTGATAGTTGTCTTGGATAAGTGTTTTAATACGCATATCACTTGACTCAAAAAACGATGTTCCTGTATATTTACCATAAGCATAAACATCTCCATTTACATTTAATCTTTCACTACCTACTATTGTTCCTAATGTTCCACTTGCGTTTGCTACTTGTAATACACCTCCTGATGTTATACGAATTCTTTCAACGGGAGCAGTATTAGCATTAGTTGCTTTTGTAGCAATATAAAATTCACCATTTTCATACCCACCATTATCTGTTTTAACAATACCTAATGATACAGGGGGTTGGTTTGTAGGAGCATTGTATGTATAAAATTGTAATTCAGTATAAACACCAAGCGAACCACTTGTTCCCAATAGTTTCATTACACCTCCACTACCTAATGTTGCTGAAGAATTATTTGATGTTATACGCATTCTTTCGGTAGCGGAAGTTTCAAAAATAATTGGTATTGCAGTTCTTGCGGTAATATATGCAGCAGTAGAATTTGCTACAACTCCTAATGTAGATGTTCCACTAACTCCAATTTCTAAACCACTATTATTACTTGTTCCATTAATAGTTAATATTTTACCACCATAAGAAACAATATCAGGGGTTGCAGTTCCTATACCTACATTGCCTCCTGTGGTTATATTTAATGTTTGACCACCTGCATAAGTTCCTAATTGTAAAAGCGTACCTGTATAGGTCATACTTCCCCAATCAGTTACTCCACTTTTTCTTAATTGTATATTTGGACTTCCTGCATTACTAACTAAAAGCTGCTCTCCTAATTGCGTTACACTACTAGAGAAACTTGCACTTGTTCCACTCAATGCTCTACTAACTAAAGTAACTGTTGTACCATCATCCGTAATCGCACTATCCCCTATTGTACTTGCACCTGTAAATTTAGGTAGGTAGTTGGTAGTACCTGTTCCTGTTACAGGATTAGTTAAAGCGTTCTGCTTATTGTTAAATGTTGTCCAATCCGCACTTGATAATGCACCCCGATTTGTTGCACTCGCAGTTGGTACATTTAAAGTAATTACAGGAGTTGTTGTACTATTTGCAACACTTGAACTTAAATCAGTTCCGCTTGTTCCTATTGTTAAAGCAGCTACCGATGTAACTGTTCCACCTGTTAAATCACTTGTTAATGCAATCGTTCCTGTTGCATTAGGGAAAGTAAAAGTATATCCTGTTGCAGATGGTAATGTAAATGAATTAGTAATACCCAAATCGTTTGTAAATCTAAACCCATTAAGTGTACCACCTAAATTCATATATCCTGTTGTAGAACCGCTTGAGCCATTTTGTAAGAATATGCCTCCGTTGTTTTTAGTAGCATTAGTAAAAGTATTTGTTGCCGTAAAGGTTTGCGTTGCCTCTAACATTGCCATTATTCCTGTTAAGTTAGGGAATGTGTAAGAACGATTAGCAGTATTACCTGAAGTAATAAACTTGCTTAAATATAAGTTACCATTTAGCCAACTTAAATCCCCAAGACTATCAGCAAATAAAGACACCTCATTAGCAGATGCGGTTGCACTTGCTGATTGATGCTTTAATCCTAAATGACCATTTCCTCCTGTTCCTTTAATATGTAAAGATTGAGCATTCAATTTAAACGCACCTAAATCAACATCAGCAGTAGCACCTGTGTATGGAACATATCCTGTTAAAGCTGAACTATAATTAGGGATGTTCAAAGTTGCACCTACTAAAGTTGATGCACCTGAACTTCCTGTGGTTGTTAAAGTAATAGCGTTCTGCTTATTATTAAAGGTTGTGAAATCCGCTGAAGCCAAATATCCGTTTACTGAAGTTGTCGCAGCAGGTATTGATATTGTTCCGCTTGTATTAACTAAAGGTGAACTAAAAGTTAAAGCAGATTGCTTTGCACTAAATATTGCAAAGTCCGTTGCTGATAAATACCCATCAACCGAACTTGTAGCAGCAGCCATTGAAATAGCTGGTGTTGTACCCCCACTACTCACAACAGGTGCAGTTCCGCTTACCGCAGTTACATAGCCTGTCAAAATAGGAAAGGTTGTCAAGTTTCCTGCTCCGTTTACATATTGAAGATTAGTTCCGTTAAATCCTATATTAATCGTTCCGCTTGTTGTAATGGGTGAGCCTGTGATGTTTAAACTATCTCCTGTTTCGGTAATCGCAACACTTGTAACTGTTCCTGTTGCTCCTGATGCCCTTTGCCAAATGCTTCCTGAATATATGGCTTGGTCTCCGTTGAAAAATGTAATCGGACCAGCACCGAAGTTAAATGCAGTTCCACCAACCGCTGCACCTTCAACTAAATATACATCCCCTTGATTTCCTGTGCCATTTACAAGTGTAGGTGTATTTGTAGAAATATTCCAAGTTCCTTTATACTCCATAACGGAGTTAGGTAACTGACTTACTAAAATCTTACCATTCACATCAAGTTGCGGAATACCTAATGAAACATCAATAGGTAGTGAACTTACTACCCCACTTGTTCCTGTTAAAACTCCATCTAAATTCCTAACCTTCGCACCTGCTGAAACTACAATTTGATTTGCCATCTTATTTTAATTTATAACTAAATTATTATTGAAATAATGCCCTAATAAACTCCCCACTTTCTAATACCCTTCCAAAAGTCAATACCCCTGTCGTACTATTCCACTTCACTTGCTCATCCACCGCAGTTCCTGTCGTTAATATTTCCTGAACATCTATACCACCACGAGAAACATAAAGACAAATCTTGCCTATCATATCGCCATAAGTAATTGTAGTTTCGCCACCAGCTGCAACAGTTCCCTTTGTATAAACCGCACCTCCAGCAACAATAACAACCCCTTCAGGATTGATTTCCGTTCCTGTTGTAGCATAAGCACCTGTACCCTGTAAACTAACTGAATAAGTCGCTATGTCCTTGTAAGGTGCATTTATTTGTAAACTTGTTAAATTGCAATCCCCACTAATTACTACCAAACCATCAACTCCATTATCAACAACAAACTTTACTAAAATTGTCGTTCTTGCTTGTTGCTGCTCAAGTAAAAATAAATAGCCATAACCATCCAAAGTTATAAGACCATCACAAGTTACACTCCAACTAGCCGTATCGTTTTTGTATTCTCTATACCAAGCACTTGTTTGGCTTGTTACTTCTTTTTGGTCAACATTTACACTAAATGTGCAATTTGTAGAACACGAAAAAGCAATATCCCTACCTGCTGGATAAGCCTCCGAAGGTGGTTCAAAGTAGTATAAAATTATATTGTTGCCAATTACATTGTCTGCCATAACTACAAAGTTAATTAATTAAAAGGTACGCCATTTACTGTGAATATTGTTTCTATTGTACTTGCAAGTTCCTCATTTGAAATATCCAATAATGTTGCTTGAGTTTCACATCCCACTATGTCAATAGTCATATTCCCTGTCATATATCTATTATCTTCTATGTTTATTTGTGCTGGGTCAGTATCTAATATCTGCAATAACTTATTCGCAGCAAAATTACCATTAGTTGTTGTTATTCCAAATAGATTACAATCTACATTTATTAAGTTCCTTCTATAATTGTTAATGTATTCCTTCATTATTGTTTGGCTTAAACCATCCGTAGGACTTGTATAAGGTCCGTAACGATACCATCCTGTTGCCGATACAAAGTTGCCTGATACTAATTGTTGAATAGTTCCATAAGCCATATTTGCTTGAGTTCTATTAACCCCATCCCCATCATAAATTGGATAACCCAAAGGCAAATCCATTTCTAATTGATATTGATTATTTGCATCTATTATTGAAGTAGATTTAATCAATGATAAAGGAGAATTAAATGTCAATCCAAATGCTCCAACTTTCGCATAGGTAGCACAATCATAAATATCCCTTGTCAGCATATAAGTAATTGCCAAAGTACCATTTTCAGGTATTGGTGGAGTTGTTATTGTAACTGTGTTTATTTTATCTTCTTCAACTAATGGAACTTGATAATAATTATCAAAAGGTGCTATTGAAGCATCTTGCCAATTACCATCTACATTGATATAGTAAATTGCAGCACCACCACCTATTCCTGTAAGTTGTATTTGAATTTGTCCTCTTACTTTGTTATCAGGTTGAGCGTAAAATGTTTGAGTATAAGTTAAAGTATCATTAGCCGTTACATATCCAACAGGATTTGTATGAACCTCCGTTAATCCTGTAACACCTGTTGATGTTCCTAATATCATATAAAACCAATCACTCGCCTCGTATGGTTTATTAACTAATGTAACGCTACCACCTGAACCTTGATTAAATGTTTGCCACAATGTTGGAAATCCACTTGTTAAATTCTTTAGGTTTGGATTTGAAATATAGTTAGGTGAGTAACTGATATCGTATCTATAATTGAAATTGTTATAACCTTTCTTAAATAGTTTTATTTGGCTATTATTAGTAAAGTATAATCCACTTGTATTTCCTGTGTATGGTTGTATTTCGCTTAAAGTGTTGAATGTTCCTGAAGTTACTAATAAGCCATCTGCATCGTATTCCGTAAAGTATGTGTAAGCAAAGTATGGAGCAGCAGCAAATTCATTAACCGCTACAATATACCATTTACCATTAGACTGATACAATTTACAACCAAATGACTTTAATATTTTAGTCAAAACAATTAAACAAGTTTCGTATGTTTCATCATCATTTTGGAAGTAAACAGGTCGTAAATAGCTTTGATTAAATGGTTCGTATTGGCTTCCATCTCCACGATTGTCCATTCCAGCTGCAAAATAAGAACAAGCAGTAACTAAATTCAATCCTGCTGGAAATCCTATCTCACCCAAACAAGTATATAAAAAGTAAAGAACACTATGTGGACTTAATTTAGTGTTACCTGCTACATTAGTTTCGGTAAATGTAAAAGGAATGTAATCTAACATTCCAAGTCCATCAATAGCATTAAAAGCTAATTCTTTCCTTCCTGTGGTAAATGAGTATTGAACTAAATCACTTAAAACCCATCCTTGCCAATAAATAACACCATCTATAAATAACTTAACTAAATATTTTCTATCATTCAATGTTGTAAAGTCAGGCATATTATCATCATCATCCGTTACATCAATACTTACATTTAACTGACTTGCATAGATAGGTTCGTAAATATCATCACTTCTTGGGATGTATTGTAACTGAATTGCAGTTGCAGGATATTCAATTACCGAAGCAACTATGTCATCAATATACATTTCAACAACCGCAACTTCATTGTTTTTAGTTGCAGCAGTTATTTGGTATTTTAAATTATATGCCACCTCTACGTAAATTTAATGATGAATTAGACCTTTGTAATGCTAAAACCAAATCATTGCCTCTTAATACAAAAGAACCATTGCCACCCATTCCACCTCCCGAATTAGCACCACTAGCAAATGCGTTTCCTAATATGCTATCTAATTTAGACAAAGGCATAACTGCTTCGCTTTCTCCACCCTCACCTACCATTGCAAATGTTGGTTTGCTAACTATTCCACCTTCAGCCATTGGAGTAAATCCTAATAATTTTCCTAATCCACCTAATAAACCACCTGTTAAATCACTTGTACTTCCAACTGTTCCACCCATTCCCAATGCAGTCATAATTGCCTTAAATATTAATGCCTGAACAACCATTTGAGCAAGTTGCAAAGTCATATCTTTAAATATATTTAAAACTGCATCTCCAAGACTTTCTCCTTCTACCATTGCTTGAAATATATTACCAACTCCTTGTGCAATAAAATTAGCAGTTGTTTCAGCCTCATTTAATAAGTAATTAAACTTCTTTTGCTCACTTGCAGCCTTGTTTATTGCATCTGCTTCTAAAAGTGCTTTTGAAGGACCACCACCCATAAATGTTTGCGGTGCTGGTGGTGCAATAGGAGATACAGGTTTTTGTGTAGGTAAAAATGTTCCAACTTGTTCAGCAGTTAATTTAGTAAACGCTTTGTAGTTTTTGGTTACTTCTACAATAGTTTTATCTAAATCTTTAGCACCTTTATCCATTACATAATACGCATTATTTGATTTTAACGCATTATTTATTGTTGTATCTAATGATAGATTTAAATCATCAATATCATTTTTTAATACTTGTGCTGCTTGTCCTGCTGCTATGTAAGCATCTCTATCTCTATTGGTTACGGATGCTACTGTTATTGAAGCATCAACATAACCATTAATCATATCCTTTGACCTTTGTACACTTGCAACATAATCTTGACCTGCTTTTGTTGCTAATTTTGTAGCATCTGCTAATTTTATATTTTTATCAGCAATTTCATCTACATATCTTGAAGTAATTGCTTGTGCAACTAAAGCCTCCGTATATAATGTAACTGCTTTTCTAGCATCATCCGTTGTTTTAATTGTACTTGTGTACGAAGCATTTACTTTTCCTAATTCATTCTTAACTGCATCTAACGCTTCTTTTCTCCTAGCATCGGTATTTGTTGCATCTTCAGCAACTCTAATATATGCAAGTAATTTAATTCCACTTTCACTTGCGGATGCTCTTGCTTTATCTAAACTTTCTTTTAATTTGTCTTGTGCTTTACTTGCTTCAGTAGTTCCATTAATAAAACTTGCTATTTTAGGACCGAATGCGACTATTAAAGATGAAACAACACCCAATGCAAGACCAATACCTGCTGGACCCATTAAACCCTTTGCCATCTCCTTTAAAGCACTACCTGCTGAACCGCTTGTTTCTTTTAATCTTTGGAATGATTCTAATAATGGATTTAAGTTATTCGCAATACCTAAAAATCCATACGGAGCATCCTGTGCAACCCTTGAAACATTGACCAAAGCCTGTGTCGCTTGATTACTTGCTGGGCTAACCCTTCTAAAAGCAGCACCCAATTCAGTTGTAGCGGTAACAGTTTCGTGTATATTTTGAACGGCTTGTTTATTGTCAGCCGTTATCGTAATTTTTAATGTTTCTTGTGCCATTTTATTATTTTACTCCGTACAACTTTAATGTCCTTGCTAGTTGTTCATCCGTTAGTTTAGGCTTTACTTCTTCTTCTTCATCACTAGGCAAAGGGAAAAAGGACTTTATACTTTTCGGATTTTTATCCGTTGAATTTGACCTATAAATCATATACGCTAAAGTTCTTGTCCTTTCCCATTCCTTTATCTGCTGATTCTCGTAAGCCTTTTTATATAATAAAAATTCCCGCCAAGTAAGTTGCCAAAACTCATTAATTGTCAAGCCAACTTCTATTGCGAGAATAATTATTGAATCCCAGCTATATATTCCTATTTTTTTTTTCCTTTCTCTTTGGTTACTTCGGCATTTTCTTTTGTTTCAGGAATCATTGAAGTCTGCATAAATTTAATAAAATCTATTAACTGACCATCCTTTGCAGATAACCCACCAACCTCATCAATCCAATCGCAAACGATAACATCGTTAAATTCAATTGGTTGATTTAAAGTCTTACATCCGCTTTCGGCAGATGCTTGAATTATATGCACAATTGTTCCTAATTCAAAAGCACCACTTGATAAAATATTGATTAAGTCCAAAAGAGATTTATTCTCTAATTCGCAAAATCTTTTCATTGCCCAAGTACCCCACTTCAAAGGGATTGTGTTGTTGTTCAGTCTTAATTCAAACATAGTTTAGTTGTTGTTTTACGATTGTTCAGTTTGTGCAATTGGTGGAACACATACTACAAAAGTTGCAGTAAATTTCACATCATCACCATCATCTGCTTGTACTCCAAAATCACTAATAAACACAGTGCTTGTAGAAAGTCCACCATAATAAACATCACCTGCTGTTGGAGTTGCTTTACCCATTTTAATAGTAAAAATAGTTTTAGCAGCGTGAGCGGTGTATAATTGTTGGTAAGAATCCTTACTAGGAGTTCCTGTTTCATCAATAGCAAATCCTTCACACTCAAAAGATTGAGTAAATACAGGACTTGGTGTGTATGAGTTACCACACTTTGAAGTTGCATCAATCGTGTCGTTAGTTGATGTCAATGAGTTTGTTGTTAAACAAGCCACAGGTAAAAAAGTTGTACCTCCAGCTAAATCTGCTAAAAGGAGATAATCCCTTGCTGATACTTTAGTTTCTGCCATTTTATTTTAATTTTGAGTTATTATTAAATTATAAGTTATTATTGTTCGCCATAAATTATCCGAAGGGTTTAAACCATCCAAATTTCTAATTGCACCCACCACCAAACTTGAAGCATAAAACCCATTTGTAAGGGTTATTGCAGTATCGGAATTGATTGCAGCTAGTATTAAATCGCTTATTGTTTCGGCTCTTTTATATCCAAAGTTACTATTTTTTATGACAATGTCAACATCAATGGTTACTGCATTCGTGTAACTGATTTTACCTTGTTCCTGTGCGGATGTTCTGCCTGTCATAATTACATATTCATCTACTCCATTATCAGGTGCTATTCCATCATAAACAGGTAGTGTACTTGAACTTGTCAAGTTGGTATAAAACCATTTCTTTATTTCTATATTAGGATTAAGCATTTAATAATTTATTTAGTCTTTGTATTAGTTTAGGTTTTTCCATTTCGTAAGCTGGAACTAAAAATGGTTGTGGTCGCATACCTTTTCTTAAAATGCTTAAAGCTATTACATAAGCCAAACCTTTGTCATTTTTACCATTACCAATTCCTTTACGCTTTACCCACAAAGTTAATGCTTCAACCATATCTTTAAACTTACCTCCGCTTTTACCTTTAAATTGCTGGGCATAAGATTTGAAGTCAGCAGGTACATTTACTTGTGGTCCTGTGCCAAATTCAACATAAGCAGAATACGAAGCGTTTGCTGCAACTGAATATGTCAACTCGCCATCCTTTGTTAATGCTATTGAGTTTCTTAATTGACCAAAGTTTACAGGTGCTAATCTTTTAGCTTGATTTTCTATTTTTAATGCAGATGCGTTTATTTCATGACTTACATCAACTTTCAATGCAGTAGATAATTTATTTAACTTGCCTTCAAGTTCCTTCATACCACCTAAACTTACTGCAAATGCCATTATGCGTACATTAATATTTCGTAAAATCTAAACTGATTTTCTACATCCTTAATTGAATGGATTGTGTACATTTCCCCTTCAGCCTCTATTTTGTACATATTGGTAATCGTTACATCGTACCTGATAAATAATTTAGCAGAACGAGTAAAACTCAATTGTGCCTCTAACAATGCTCTATTCTCGTCCATTGGTCTAAAATCCCCAAATACGACCTCTTGTAAGGCATAGGTAGTTGTGTACCCACCTTGCCCATCAGCGGTGATTGTAGGCACATATAAGCCTATTTCCGAGTACATTGTATTGGCATCTACATAGTTTGCCTTTTTGCTTCCTATCCTCATAATATTGGGCTTATTCTTGTCCAGCGTTGACAGGCTTTCCAAGTCTTTTCACAAATACCTGTATCACTATCCAATCCTCTATTTTCGTAATCGTAACTAACTTGGTCTAAAATAGCAATCTTTAAATCATTCGGAATCGTTGCGTAACCTACCACATAAGTTGCCTTTAAGTTTTCAAATTGCGGTCTTTGTAATTGCGGAAACTTCCCACCTACTAAAGTGTAATCAGCAGCAATAATAGTGTCTCCGTTTTGGTCTATTAAGGATGTAAAACTATTCATTGGACCATAAGGCAGCTGGAAGTTGCCATCCCAATTTGTAAACCATACAACCGCAGTTTTTGCTATTAAACTTAATCCTGTACCTACTTCAACCGCTTCCCTTGCTTGTTTAATCATCAAGGTAATTTGATTATCATCAACTGAAGTAGTAACCCTACAATACAATTTTGCTTCTGCTAATGTAACAGGTTCAACAACTGTACCTATGTCGGTCAAAGTAAAATCAATGATAAAATTATTATATGACATACATCTTTTTTACAAATTTACAATAAATATAATAAAAAACCCCACCGATTAAGATGGGGTCTTTTTTATCTAAACATTAAATTAAACATTACCCAAATCAGCATAGATTGCTGCGGTTGGTTGCATTAAGTTAATATCTTCATAACACTCAATTCTCGCAGTAACCATATTTTGTTGGAAGTTAGATGCGTTCTCATAAGAGAACTCAATAGCTAATCCTTCAACTTCAATACGCTCTACGAAACTGTTATCCATAATTAAAACCTTGTCATCAGTAACCCAAGATGCAGCAATAATAGGAGTTCCCCATATTGTCATACCGCCATTAGGATTAACGATAACTGAACCATTACCAGCATAGTAACCCAAAGTGATTGTTTCTTTCAATAAGCGACCTAATTGTGCAGGGCTTACTAAAGCAACTGAAGATACAAAGTTTGCAGTCTTTTGGTTGCCGATGTAGTCAACTAATTGCTTTAAATCAACAGTTTCAGCAGTTGTTGTAGAACCTGTTGCAGCAGCAGATACAGTACCAAAGAAAGCAGCGTTTTCAGCTTTGAAGAAATCTCTAGTCAACATTCTTGGTAAAGTTGTGCTTAAAAAAGGCAAACTTCTAGCCATTTGTTTTGAGAATGTAGAGAAACCTGCGATGTAGTCATTAACCACTTTAACTTCGCTTAATGCGTAGCTATTCTCACCTTTGTTTGAACCTTCAGTTTGAGCAGCAATGTTGTTAGTTGTTGCAGTCTCTTTGTAGAATACATACAAACCACTTTCACTTCTTACTGTTGGAACTAAATCACGGAAGTTAATTGCTTGACTTGGTAAAACTGAAGCATTAATAGCATAAGATGCTTGAGCATCACCTGTTAAACTTGCACCTAAAGTCATTGACTTAACATCACGTAAATCTAAACGATACTTACCATTTGATTTCATTGATTTCTCCATTTCATCCAATTTGCCATCTAATTTTTCTACGATAGCCTCATCCAAAAACTTTACTTGTTTAGATGCGTTTTTCTTTTGTGCAGCAGCTTGAGCATCAAATTGTTTTTGTGCTTCATCTTTTACTACACGGATTTCAGCGTTTGTTGCTTCCAACTTC